CACCTTCGCGCGCGAGATGACACCGGTATCGAACGTGTCGGTACCGTCGAGGCTGGCGACGCTGGTAGCATCGCCTCCGTACAGCACGTTGGTCGGGGTCAGAACCATCTCGTCGAACACTTCCTTGTCCAATTTCTCGGACAGCCAGTTCGCGAGAGCGGTCTTTTCCTTCGGCGCGAGCGCGATGATGTTCTCATCGTCGGCCCTGCGCTGATGCCTTGTGCCGTGCCTCAGAAGGTCGGTGGAGACGTCCATGTAGTCGGTCACGATTTTCTCTTCGTAACCTTCCAGAACCTGCTCTCCGGTACGCCCCGCGCCCGTCAGCTTCTTGACGTAACCGATTCGCACGGTATCACCCGGCTCGGCGGTGAAGTCGGTCTTTCTGATGAGCGGAAGGCCGGAACCCTCGTCACCTTCGAACTTGGTCCAGAACGCGGACGCCTGTGCCTCGTCGAAGATCTTGCGACCGTATATCCGGGGGATAAAGGCCGCGATTTCAGCTTTGGTTAGACTTGCCATTTATTGTTACACCTCCTTTCGGAGTGTTGTCATCCGGTAACTTCAATCTCGCCTGAGAGGAGCTTTATCTCAAGGCTCGGGTCTTTCCGAACGAGCTCGGCCAGGCGAACGGGGTCGTTGAGATCGGCGCGGCTTATTTCCTCAACCGTCTTGCCGTCCTTCGACCGGTTCCCCGTAGAGGCGGTGCCGGGTGCGCCGGCTGCCTTGGGATGCGCTTTTGTGTAGTCCTCGACGACCGAGGCTAGGTTTTCTGCCGAGTCCACATGGGGCGCGATCCACTTGTAGTCGGTCACGTAGTCAGGGGCCTTCTCAGCAAGGTGAGCCTGGAGCTTTACCTGCAGGTCGAGCTTCGCCATGGCCGCTTCAATCTCAGCCTTGGACGTCTTCTCCTGCTCGTAGAGCTTCTGAAACTCCTCTTTCTGTTCGAGCTCCTTCCGGGTTGCCTCATCCTGAGAAGCTTTGAGTGCGTCCCTTTCTGCCTGTGCTTTCTTCGCGGCATCCTCGGCCTTGTTGAACAAGCCCTGAAAATGCTTTGCCTGCGCTTCCCAATCAGTGCCAGAAGGCGGCGACGAAGGTGTCGGGGTCTGTGTTTCCTGACCCTTGTCCTCCGGTTTCGGCTCCTGACCCGTATCGTTTGGCTCGGCCATTTGTCGTACCTCCCTTTCAGGTACTAAGAAACCCCGCCGAATCTCGACGGGGCGATATGTCAACCGCGATAAGGGTTCGCGGGTTGTTTTCTATGCGAAAAAGTCGGCCAGCGGGCCGATGTTGTGGTGGACAAAATCGTCCACCCAGGTCATGAACTCTTCCATCGGTGCAAGGACCTGGGTCTGGTCACATAAGCAGTTATGTGTTATGATGTTATTGCCTTTGTACCACCCGTCAATTGTCTGGAGGTTGTAGACATGACCGCTAAATGGATACCGCCTAACGGCACCAACATTCCGCAAGACTATGTCTCCGGCTGTACCATCAAGGAGCTTGCTGGCAAGCATGGCATCCAGCCCAGCACTATGAGGCGATTCCTCGTTGATGCTGGCGTGAGCCTTCGAGCCAAAAAGATTTGGAACCCGCCTGCGAACCTCGTTACGCGGTACCTTGCTGGAGAGTCTGAAAAAACCCTGGCCGATGAATGCGGGGTTGACCGAAACACCATCAAGAAACACCTGCTCGCTGCTGGAGTTCAACGGCGAAATCTCCAAGAGGCCGAGGCTCTGGTACATGCCGAGCGCACTCCTGAGCAATACCGAGAGTGGACCAAGGCCGCTCACGAAGCCTCGCGTGGAGTACCTAGATCTTTCGAGTCCAAGTGCAAAGGGGCCATAACCCGCGAGGCTCGACAACTTCATGTCGGCCCAATGGAACAACTTGTCCAGCATATGCTCGAGGAGCGAGGCGTTGAAACTATCCCGCAGAAGGCTATCGGTCCTTATAACGCAGACCTCGGAGCCTCCCCCGTCGCCGTGGAATGCTTCAGCGGTGAGTGGCACCGTTACGGACGACACGTTGACCGATTCCCCGAACGCTCGATATACCTCCTCGACCAGGGCTGGAACCTGGCTATCATCTGGATCGAGAACGGCCGGCGAAATCACGCTGGAGTTCCGCTTACCGACCGCGCTATAGACTACCTTGTCACCTTCATTGAGCAATCCCGCCGCGACCCAACCTTCCGGCGTGAGTATCGGGTGATTTGGGGTGACGGTAAGGTTCTCTCCGTCTCCAATGCTGATCTCAACGACTTCTCCGTCATACCAACGCGAGGTTGCGCCAACCACCCTCGGCCCTGATACGACCGTTCCTTCGACAACACACAACGGGTGCGGAGTCAGTGGCGTGTTTTCAACCGCGAACACACCTTCGCCCAAGCCTTCGTCATGCTGCGCGTAGTCCTCGCACTCACACCCGAGGTCAGGGTGTTCCATCGACAGGGACCAGAGTTCGCCATAGCAGGCCGGGTTCTGGAGCGCGGTTCTGTGCTGCGCTTCCCTGTAGGCGCTCGCGTATTCGGTCCGCAGAAGCCGCGCGGCATCGAACGAAACCGGACGCTGGCGAAAGGTGAACTCAACGATCTTCTTCTCGCCGGTCTTCGGGTCGATCTGAGCTATCTTGCGCGTGACCGTCGGGCGGGTCCTGACCCCCATACGGGAAGGCTGCAGAAAGCGCTTGAGCTGGTCGGCTATCCTCGGGTCGTCGTAGTGGAGCCCGCGGGTGAAGCCCTCTGTTACGATCTTCGTTATCCCACGCTGGGTGTTCGCCGTGACGTTCCAGATACGATTCGAGAGGTACAGCCCGTCGCTGTACGCCCGGCCGTAGATCGCGCGCACCGCGTCCGTCTGCACCGCGCGCATGATCGCGCCGGTCTTGTATTTCAAGCCCTCGCGCTCCATCGCCTGGACGTAGGGCTTCATCCCCTGCTGCCAGTACTGCAGTTGAATCCGTGCCGAGTCGTCGAGCGCTTCCTTCATGACCGTCTTGTAGTCGGCGAGGACGCTCTTGGATTCGGTCTTGAGGACCCTTATCAGTTCCTGCAGGTGGCGACGGCCGAGCGGAGTGCTGGCCCTGTCGAGTTCCCCGATGATCTGATTCGCGAGGTCGTCGAACATCTTCGCGATCTGCTTGTCGTACTTGTAGAGGTCTTTCATCATGGCCGCGCGGCTGCGCGCCATGTACTCTTCAAACGATGGCATCTTCCCTGTCCCTCGTTGTCAGGACGGACAGAGGAGCCACCCCCCACGTACCCCTTTCATCCGGCGTGAACGCCGCCAGTTCTTTCACCACGCGCACGGTCAGGCGCTTCTCGAGAGCGATACCGTTAATGTCGAACGTGACGTCGGTCATAACGTCCTGCACGACGGGTGTGACCTCGCGCGTCTCCGTGATCTGCCATGACTTGAGTCTCACCTGGCCCAGCAGGTCCCTCAGTGCCTTCTCGTCGTAGCCAAAGACGTTAGCGGTGATCTGCATGGCCGACCTGGCCTGAGTCCAATCCCGCTTCTTCCATCCGGCCATGAAGGCGTTGAACGCCCAGTGGGATTCGTAGACCTCATCCTGCATTTGCTTCACCCGCTATTACCTGACCGTATAGATCAGGGTTGGCCGCTTTCTGGATAGATTCCTGCTCGGCCAGTATCCTTGCCATCTCCTCAGTGGGGTTCTCGATACCGTCGCGCTTCATCTGTGTCTCGATCGAGCGCAGCAACCCGCCCACCTTCATGGCGGCTATCTCGGCTTCCTCCATATCGTTCTGCGGAAGTTTTGAGGCGGTGGTGATGGAAAGTTTGTACTCCTCCTGATAGTTGTAGTCGGAGTAGACGGATTCGGTCTGCAGAGCCATGTCGTAGACTTCCTGAAGCCGTGGCACCCAGTACATCTTCTTGCGGCTGGTCTTCGATATGATCCCGAGATACATGAGGCGCATTGCCACGCCGGACATGTTGCCAAGGCTCTCCAGTTTGTCGGAGGCAATGTTCGGGACGCCGGACCACTTGTGCAACAGGCCGATCATCTCGTTGATGTACCACTCGACGGAGGGCTTGGCGCTCATCTGGCTCTCGAGCTTCGAGACGTCGGCCTGATTCTCGGGCTCGCCGTTGACCTTGACAAAGCCGCCGGGACGGACCCGCGGCGGGTCGGTAGAATCCCAATCCACGTTGCGGAATACGGTCAGCGGGAACATCTCGAAAGCCAGGGCGTCTCCGAAATCAGAATACTTACGGCATATCTCGTTGATCGGCTGGTACAGCGGCTCGAGGTCTGACTTCCCCCACGGCTCACCGAGG